AATCAATTTTTTCATTTTCTTCTTCCTCGTGGATTACTCGTTTTTTGGTGTATCATCTTTTGTTGAGTCAATAACTGTTTGATTTAATTGATGTGTTGCTTCTTTTAATCCCATATCTGTTATTAATCGACCAACTTGTTTTTGCGTAAAATAATCTTTTTTCTTTTCTAATGTTTCATTTTCAATATCAATGGCTTCATTTAGCATTGCTTTTATTCCAAATATAAGGGCTTGAATATTAGTTTCACCATTCTTACCATCTGTTAGTTCACCCCATTTAGAAAATGTTTCATATTCATTTTGAATTTCTTGCATAACATTTAGATTAAATACTGCTTTATACTCTTTTCCATTTACATTAAATATTGCTTCTTTTTCTTTCATATCTTCTTTTTCCTCCTTATTTTTTGCTTTAAATAAATTAAAAAAGGGTAAAGACTAGATTTCTTTTTCTAGTTCTTTACCCTTTCTTCTATCAGATTTTTTCACTGTTTCTTCGAAAAGTTTTACAAACTCTTTGATTTCATCGTATCTTTCTTCTGATACTTCTAAAACTTTATTAAGTTTATAGAATTCTTTTGTATCTTTATCATTAAATCTTTTAATAACTATACACTTAATCATTATGCTGTTTTAGTCAATAAACTATCTAAATATTCACTTGCTTCATCATAAGTAGTGAATGTTTTTGTTTTAGACCATTCCCCATTTGATTTTTTCATTACTGAACCCTCAATTGAAGTAGTAGTAAATTCTATTGACTCACCTTTTGTTTTTTCATCAGGCATAGCATCTTTGAATTTTACTTTTGATAAGAATTCTACTTTATACTTATAAGTACCAGCCACAATTTTAGTTAAAATTCTACCAAATGCAACATAAGGTGCAACATCAGTATCTTTGCGAATAACTTCGCCATCTTCACTGATATTATGACCTAATAATGGTGCTAGAACTTGGTCATCATCATCATCAACTGTAATTGTGACAGTTCCTTTATTGAAAGTATAATCACTTTCTGCTAAACCATCATCTGCATATAATTCAGCACTATTTAATTCCAAAGAAACTTTGCAATCAATTGCTTTACCTAATGATTTAGGTTCATTTACATTTTCGCTTTCATCTAATAATGAATATCTGAAATTTTTTAATCCAATTCTTGCCATTTATATCCTCCTTAATTTATCAAAAGTTATAACAAAGTGATGATATTTAGTATCTGTTTCATACAAATCACCATTATCACCTAACCAGTTATAACCATTTTCTTTCATTATTTCTTTTATTTTTTCTACAATTTTTAAATAATTCCCTTTTGTATATACATTAAATTCTAATTCGTTATTACTATATAAAACATCATCATCTGAATAATAACATGGGGTATTGCCATCGTTATAGTAAACTACATAATCCTCACTATCACCAACATATTCCATAAAACTTACTGGAATATCTTTTTCATCAATAGTAATTTTTCCTTGAAATATTTTTTCTATTTCTTCATTCATAATTCATCATTCCTTTGGCAAATATTTTTCTTGAACTCTATTCATTTCTCGTTCAATGTCACTTTTTACAAAAGATTTTTTAAAAAAAGGTTTTCTTGCTTCACCCTTTGATGTTCCATGCTCTCTTGCATTTGCAATCAAAGGTGCAGGTTTTTTCTTATCACCTCTTAAATATCCATAAATACCTATTTTGGTGTTAATTCCTCCATCAGATGCAGTCTTATAAGTTTTAGTTATCTTTAAACACTTTTCTAAATCAGTAGAATTTTTAAATGATTTTCTCATATTAACTACTGCTTTTTTATAGACTGTTTCTGCCCCTGCTCGTGTCATCTCACCAATCATTTCTTGGCAACTTGACTCTAACTTTTCAAAACTTCTTATTATTTCGATAGGTAATTCTGCTTTAAATTTAGCCATTACTTATCAACCACTTTTGCTTGAATTTCTAATTCGATGTGTTCCTCATCTATATCATTCAAATATTCAATTGTATATTTTTTTGAATTATATTTAATAAACATATCCCTAGTAATTGATACATATTTTGGATATCTTATAGTGAAATTGGTATATGCCTTTTCAAAATCACTATCATTTTGTATAAGGGTATAACCCCTAGTTGTTTTTATTGATGCATAAGGTTCTAATACAACATATTCTTCATTGTCTTTAAAACCAGCACTATCCTTTTTTTGTCTAATACCTAAAATTTGAATTTTTTTATCATATTTACCAGCATTTATTTGTCGACTCATAAAAGTGTGTTATCGTGTTGGCTTAAAATAGATGAAACAACTTTATTGACATTATTTTTATCAACATATAATGCCCTTGTATCATACATATCTTGGCATAAAACAAAAACAACTATTACTAAATCACTATATTTATCTATATCATCCATACCAGTGTTATTTTTTATATAATCTTTGGAAACATTTAAAATTGTAGATAGATATTTTTTGTCATCAGCAGATAAATCATCACTTATCCTAAGATAACTTTTTAAATCATCAACAGTAATCTCACTAACCTTAGTAATCATATTGTATCCTCCTTTTGGAAGTTTAACCCGAACAACATGTCAACTAATTGTTTTCAGAGTTTTCTGAATTTTCTTTATTAGTTTCAGGATTTTCATTTTCTGTTGTTGATGGTGTGCCATTATCATCAGAATTATCATCAGAATTACTATTTCCATCATTTTCTGATGGTGCTTCATTAGATTTTAAATTAAAAGAAGAAATTTCATCTTTTAAAGATTGATTTTCTTCTTCTAATTCTGTAATTCTATTAGTTAATTCATTGTTTGTTTTTACTAATTCTTGAACTTGTTTTTGAAGTTCTTTATTACTTGCTTCTTTGGCAGAATATTCAGTAATTAAATTAGCATCAACTAATTTCTTGATAAGTTTCTTATCAGTTAAATTAATTGTTTTCCCTTTTGTGGCAGTAATTCCATCAATAACAAATCCTTGCTTTACAAGAAACATTATTATTCACTCGCTAAAACTAATGAAGCAATTTTTTGAACATGTTCGATTTTCATATCAACTTCTGTAAATCCAACAATTCCTACTGCATGTTGAGTAGCATATTTTTCTCTTAAAATTTCAATTTCAAGATTTTTAGCACTCTTAAATGCTAAACCACTGAAATCACCAAATAAGATTGGTTCATTTCCAGCAACTGCATCAGGCATATTATCAGAAACATATACAGGGTATCCTAATACTTTACCATCAAATGCACCTGTTGGGTCTGCATTAAATAATGGTCTATCATTACCATCTTTCATTGTTTCAAGTAATGTTTGAGTATTTTGGTTCATTACCCAAATACCATTCTTTCTAAATGCTTGTTTAACTGCATTTTTAGTTTTTACTAATGCTTCATAAGTTATAGCAACTTCTTCAACTTTATTAGTATTTTTACTTAAACCATCAATTTTATCAGCAGTTCCATGAATTGCTTCACCCTCTAAAAAGATTTGGAAGTATTCACTCATTATTTCAATAACTTTTGATACTACATCAATATCTGAATTATTGATTAAACTCTTACCAATTAATGTAAGTGATGCAACTAAATAATCTTTTAATGATACAGATGTGAAATTTCCTGCTTTTGCTTCTAATTCTTTAAAATCTTCTGCATATCCAACAGTAATATCTGCACCTTCTGTTGTTTTTCCATATACTGGAATTTCTAATGTTCCCTTTGTATTATATTTTGTTGCTTTTGATAAGATTGGTGACATATCAACTGCATTAGTGATTATTTTATTAGCAATTGAAGTAGGAACAATAACACCATTTGAACCAACAGTCATTCCACTGTCTGCTCTTTCTTCCATAATATCTTCTCTGATATATTTTGCAAATGCTTCAATATCTCTTTGTTCAATTTCTTCTAAACTTCTTTTTTCTTCATCTTTCATATCTTCTTTTTCCTCCTTATCATCATTATTTCCAGCATCTTCACCATCTTTTTCTTCTGTTAATTGGCGACTTTTATTTATTTTCGCAACAGTATCAGTGATAGATTGAATTTCTTTTTCTAATTGAGTAAATAATTCATCTTCTTCTGGTGTAAATGCTCTTTCTTCTTGTTTTACTTTATCGACTAAATCTGTCATTTCTTTTTGCTTACTTGCTTTCATTTCAGCATATTTTTTCAATTCGTTCATTTTATTTCCTCCTTTATTTTTCGAATTCTTTCCTCATAAGTCGAGTAATCTATTTTTTCAACTTCCTTTGTTGGTTGTTGCTCGGGTCTTTCATCATACCTTACTTCTTTATATCCACCTCTAACAACTTTAACTTGTTTAGTGGTATCAATATTAACAACACCATCTGTTATGGTGTAAGGCATTTTATATAATGTACTATCTTCTTTAATAGTTCCATAAACAAAATAGTCATCATAATCTTCTAACCACCCATTATTAAATGTTTGTCTGTATGAACCATTTAATAATTCTCTTTTTTGTGAAGCAGTCATGCTTTCAAAATTATCAACATCTGATTTATCATCTTCTGTTGTTGATGGTGTTTCTTCTTCTGTTAAATCTTCTGAATTTCTAAATTCAATTTCTTTAACCTCACCATCTCGCATTTCTATGCTAGTACCAATATAGGCAGGTATTTTTTTATCATCAATAATAGACACTTCAAATAAATCAATATCTCGAACTGTCCTTTCACTGATACCTTTTTCATTTACTTCTTCATCTTGCTTATTACAAATAAAACCAAAAGACCAACCTCTTAATTTTTTCTGTTTCGCTTTTTCAATTACATTAGCATCAGTAATTTCAACGATAGCCCTTAACCCTATATTGTCCTCAAATAGTTGTGCAGTTCCATCTTTTGTATTTGCAAGTTCATTATCATAGTTATGATTTAATAAAACTTTTATAGCATCATTTTTTTCAATGGCTCTTTGAAATACTGATGGCATTATTCTTTCTATAAATTTCTTACCTTGTTTATTAGTAAGTATTTTAGAAAATCTTTCAACTGCATTTACATAACCATCAATGACAACTTTGTCATCTCTAACCTGTATTTTCATTATTTTCACCTCCATTCTGTGTTTCTGCACTTATATCCATTAATGCACCAGTGTTTGGTGTGTAGAATTTTTTGTTTTGAGTATCATAAAAAACATTTGCTAGACTTAATTTGATAACATCTAAACCATCAATAGCATCATAATCTTCTTCTGCACGAATTTCATTAATTCCTAACCATCCAGTATCAGAAGCCATTTTGTATGCTTCGCATCTTTCTTTTAATGAACCACGAGTTATATTTTTAGTATCAAATGCAAAATAAAAAACTCCTTTTTCGCTTTCCAGCAAGAAGTTTTTGTTTAAAGCACTTTCAATGGCACTAACTATTGGCATAACTGCATCTTTTACAGTTTCATCATAGTTAGATGAAATATGGAATACATCATTTATATCTTCTTTTAATGTTTTCTTTCTTTCGTTAATCTGTAATTCAACAGAAGAATTTGAACCCTCTTTGAATTCCAAACCATTATTCAAAATAATTACATTTTCTTCGTTATTACCATAATAACTATTCCATGCTCTTTTTAAATTTGCCATTTCCTCTTTACCAAGTTTTTTTGTGGCAGTTAAAAATCCTTTTTTTCCACCACCTTTTTTAACAAGCCCTAATTCATATAAAATAGTTGTAAATGAAGTTTCTAATGATTTAGATATTTCATCAACAATACTTTTACCTGATGCACCATCTGTTGTATTTCTTAAAATAGTTAAGAAATTATATGTTTCATAACTTTTTCCATTTACTTCATATTTTGCATCTTTGAATATTGGGTCGCAGTTTTTTAGAATAGACACTTGACTAGGTTCTACATATCTAATTGACTGAAAGACACCTTGCTTTTTTTCTAAAAAAACATAAGCACCTTTTTCAATGAGATAATCTCTTGCGATGGCTTTCTTTAATTGAAAAGGGTCTAATGTATCACCAGTATCTTGATTTAAAATTTTAGTTCTTGGGTCATTGTGTATTTCTACACCTTTAACTTTTCCATCTTCTGTTGTTTCTTTTTTATACAACTTGATAGGAAGCATTGCGACCATATTTGAAATTTTATCAACTGCACTTGAAACTGCTGGGATAGACATTGCTTTATTTTTATTAATAGTTTCACTTTTTAATAATGCTTTAAGCAATACATCACCTGCTGACTCTGTTTCAACTACTTCATCAACAGTTGTTTCTGTTTCTTCTGTTGATACAGATGACTCATCTCTTTTTGAAATCCAATTAAATAATCCCATGTTTTCACCACCTTTCAGCAACAAAAAAACAAACATCTCTGTTTGTTCTCATTTCTCTACATATACATTATATCATTAATAGAGTGTGAAAAATGTGAAAGTTATCCAACTT